GGCCCCTACACGAGCCGCACAGCGCCTCCTAGGGCATGTTCAGTGCTGGCCGCCAATCCCAAGGCCCAGCCAGCCCCAGGGCAATGTACACTATTGGCAGTGTAGATGGAGGGGATTGTACATGGCTGATGTGTGGATCAGCGGCCCAACTACGGATGTAGTTGCGGGGGATTGTACACGGTAGACCCTGTACAACACCTCTAACCCACACCTTTTCCAATGTAGAATTCCTGGGAACTACAGTAAATTTATGTACTATCCTCGACCACAAATCGACTTTGGGGGGTACCGGGGGGCCTTCGGGATTGGGAGGGTGGTAGTAGATCCCGCTGAAAGTGTGACAGAAAATCATGAAAAAAGTTTCTTTTAAAATCAACCACTTAGCAAAAAAATAAAAAATAATTTGTCACACTTTGCTCAAAATTCAGTATAAGGATATGAGGGTTTTTATTGTATCTTGAATATATATTTAATAAAATTTACAGAATACAATCCATATGAATATATATTAAATTGTGTCGAACACATGGGATAAGGGCATATAGATAGAGGATATGAGAAAATTACTGTGTATGTTTGTTATTCTTTCCTCTGTTTTCCTCTCCTTTGATGCGTTGAGTGAGGGGAAGAAGGGGCAGATTACGGGCCTTGCCTTCATCTGTAAGGAGAAAAAGGCTATTATGGACATTGTGAATGCGTCCATGATTAGCATTGAGGCTGTTACAGAGGTGTTAACACGAGTGGCTGATGGCCAGGTGTGCGGTATGGCGAACCCTCAGCTAAGGTTTGAGATGGTGGAGATGCTTCTTGCGTATGAGGATGTTGAGGGTACGAAACTGTGGGTGTGGGAAGTGGTGGATATTTCCGATAGCCCTGAAACGTATTACGCTATTATGAAGAGGAAAGAGGCCACGAAGACAAATGGCTCCAGCCCTTCTAACGTAAAGGAATATGCAATATGAAGTGGGGAGTGGTTCTTATTACATCAATGCTTATCGCGGGGTGTGCTGCCCCCCTTATATTAATTGAAGCTCCCGTTTCCCTTCCCCCTGAAGCTATTGGATTGTTATTGCCATGACCAAGCGAAAGAAGAAATTATCTGATAAGCGGCGTAAAGTGGTAGATAGCTACATGAAATGTTTCAATAAGAAACAGTCCATGTTAGACGCTGGCTATTCGGATAGTATGGCTTCCACCAGCTCAGCTGTTGTTTTCAATGATCCCTTGGTGCGGACAGAGATTGAGAGGCGACAAAACCTTGCTTCACACAGGTCTGATGTCTCAATGGACTGGATTGTGAGCAGGCTTAAAGATATTGCAGATGCTAATCTGGGTGAGGCGCTGGATGTTTACAGCGACGGCTCAGCTTCCATTGATTTCCGTAAGCTAACGCCGCAGCTTAAACGGGCTCTTACGAGGTTTAGTGTAGACGAGCGCAAGGATGGGAGGACAGGAGAGAAGACGATTGTTGCCACGAAGATAGGATTGGCAGATCAATTGAAAGCTCTTGAGCTCCTTATGCGTCATCTAGGCTTCTCGAAGGAGAAACATTCCGTTGAGCTGCATGCAGAGGAGAGCCTGGTTGAAGCGCTACACAGAGGCCGCGCCCAGGCGGGGATGGATGGTGGGCATTCTGCACAGGAGGACGATGAGGAGTGACAGCCTTCGACAAGGAGCTTGCAGAGGATATAGCTTCCCTTTACGCTTCTCCTCTGGGTTATGTAATGTTTGTTTTTCCTTGGGACACAGACCCCTCTATACAGCAGGTGGAGCTACAAAGTCCCTACAAAGAGAGATTTGGATGCAGATGGGGCCCTGACCAGTGGGCCTGTGAATTCCTGGATGATCTGGGGGATGAGATTAAGAAGAGAGGGTTTGATGGCAGAACAACGGTTGATCCCATTAAATTCAGTACGGCATCCGGTCACGGGATTGGAAAGAGCGCTCTTGTCTCCTGGCTCATTAAGTTTATTCTGGACACCCGTCCTTTCTCAAAAGGAGTGGTTACGGCTAATACAGGCGAACAACTCCGCACTAAAACGTGGGCAGAGCTTGGAAAATGGAACCGCCTCTCCTTAACAGAGCATCTCTATGACTACGCTATTGGCAAAGGTAGTATGTCGCTTGCGAGGAAAGGCTACAAGGAGATCTGGAGGGCTGACGCTCAAACCTGTAGAGAAGAGAATAGCGAGGCCTTTCAAGGGCTCCACGCTGCTAATTCCACCCCCTTCTACATTTTCGATGAAGCTTCGGGCATTCCCAGTAAGATATGGGAAGCGAGAGCCGGGGGAGGGACAGACGGGGAGCACATGACTTTCGACTTCGGCAATCCCACCCGTAACACAGGACAGTTTTACGAGAATTGCATTGGGAGCCAGAAGCATAGGTATAACGTCCGTAGCATTGACAGCCGCTCTGTACAGATAACGAACAAGAAGCTGATGCAGGAGTGGGTGGATGACTACGGAGAGGAAAGTGACTTCGTAAAGGTGAAGGTGAGGGGGATGTTCCCTTCACAGAGCTCTGTCCAGTTTATCAACAGTGATGAAGTGGAATGGGCTATGGAAAGGCCCATCCCCTTTGAGAACAAAGATCCTCTCATCATAGGCGTTGATGTAGCTAGGTTTGGTGATAATGATACGGTGATATTCCCACGCATAGGGAACGATGCTCGTAGCTTCCCGTTCAAGCGCTATAACGGATTGGATACGATGCAGGTGGTGGATCGTATTATTGAAACAATAGCAGAGTTTCAGCATGTAGGGAAGAAATGCACAGCCCTATTTGTCGACGGAGGCGGGATGGGAGCTGGCCCGATTGACCGCCTCCGGCAGCTTGGCTACAATCCTATTGAGGTGCAGTTTGGCGGCAGGGCCACAGACAGGCGTTATAGGTTTAAGGGAGATGAGATATGGGGCCGGTTGAGAGATGGCCTCAAGAACTTATGCCTCCCGAGGGATGATGATCTGAGGAGTGAGATGGTGCAGAGAGAATACGCATTCACTCCCACAGGCCTTATCAACCTAGAGAGCAAGGTGGATATTAAGAAACGCGGAGGGGAAAGCCCGGATATTGCTGATGCCTTAGCGCTAACCTACGCAGCAGAGGTGGCAGTGGAGATGGAGAGCGGCCCCCAGCGATATGAATATGAATACGATCCTTTAGAGGAATAGAAGATGAGTTTGTTCAAACAGCCCAAAGCCCCCCCAATTCCTCCCCCTCCGCCCCCTCCTCCTCCCCTGCCCACTATAGCGGATGCGAGTGTGTCGCAGACTAGGCGGGCTATTAACAGGAGAGCTGGCGGAAGCGGCGGCAGAGGCTCCACTGTTGCCACATCTTCGCAGGGAATTCAAACAGCCGCTGCTACAGCTAAGAAGAAGCTATTGGGGGCATGATGTCATTTGGTACAATCGGTTCCCCCGCTGAACTCCTCGTGAACAATGCTGAATTTAGAGATAGAGTGTCCTCCCATATCTTTGCACAGAGAGCTAAGGAAAAGGCTGCTTCTAAATCACGCTCTCCGCAACAGACACAGCAAGTGCCTACCCCTGCCCCCGCCACAGCCAGTGCTTCTCCCAGGAGAGCGGGCAATGCCGGTGAAGCAGCTAAGAAAAAACTCCTAGGAGCATAATATGCCGACAGAAGACAGAGGCACAATTAAATATTACAATAAGCTTATGTCTGGCATGGATATAGAGCGTCAGTCCTTTATAGCCCATTACAAGGAGTTGCAGGAATATATCAACACTAGACGAGGCCGCTTCTTTGAGCAGGACAGGAATAAGGGAACAAAGAGACATCAGTTGATCATTAACAGTGCTGCTACACAGGCTCTCCGCATAGCTGTAGCCGGAATGCTCAATGGCACCATGTCTCCTACACGCCCCTGGTTTTCTCTTGAGCCCTTTGATCCCGATCTAATTGGGGTGCCGGATATGCGCCAATACCTGTTTCAGGTGGAAACCATCATCCGTGAGATTTTGAACCAGAGCAACTTCTACAACATGGCTCCTGTGTTCCTTAAAGAACTCCTCCTCTTCGGCACGAGCTGTATGACGCATGTAGATGACTTCGATAACGTAGCTCGCTTCTACACCCATACAGCAGGCTCCTACTACTTGCAACAGAACTCTGACCTGAATATTGATACGATAGCCCGTAAGTTTGAGTGGCCTGTTATCCAGATTGTGGATAGGTTTGGTTTGGATAAGGTGTCTAAGGAAGTGAAGACAGCTTACGATATGGGCAACTATAACGCATGGTTCCCCATCTGTCACTTCATTGAGCCCAATAAGAAGGGGAATAGCCGTTCTCCCCTGGCTAAGAACAAAGCGTACACTAGCCTGTATTTCGAGCCTGGCTCACAGGGCGTAGACGATCAGCGGTTCTTGTCAGAGAGTGGGTTTAATCAATTCCCTGCCTATGCTCCTCGGTGGGACGTTACCGAGGGGGACATATACGGGGTAGATTGTCCCGGTATGACAGCCTTGGGTGATGTTAAACACCTTCAGATTGAGGAAAAGCGAAAGGCCCAGGCCATTGATAAAATGGTAAATCCTCCTCTGTCTGGCCCCCCGAGTGTGAAGAATGTCCCCGTCAGCTCCCTGCACGGGGGCCTCACTATTTACGAAGGGGATGATCAGAAGCAGAAGCTTCAGCCCATCTATCAAGTTGATCCTCGACTGCAAGAGCTCAGGCTGGATATGGATGCGGTGGAGAAGCGGATCAATAACGCCTTCTTCGTAGATCTCTTCCTTGCTATTTCGCAGATGGAAGGCATACAGCCCCGCAACCAACTAGACTTGATGCAGCGTAATGAGGAGCGGCTTGTACAGCTAGGGCCCGTGCTAGAGCGTATCCATGGTGAATTCCTGTCCCTGATGGTGGACAGGGTGTTTGACCAAGCCGCAGCAGCGGAAATACTCCCGGACCCCCCACCTGCTCTTGAAGGCAGTCCTCTTCGTGTACGCTTCATCTCCACCCTTGCTATGGCGCAGCGGGCTGTGGTTACTTCAGACATCGAGCGTATCACTGCTTTCACAGGTGGCCTTGTCACAGGCGGGGCGGTAGATGCCTGGGATAAGCTTGATACAGACCAGACAATTGATGAATACGGCAGGGCTCTCGGTGTTCCGCCTAAGGTTATTCGGAACGATGAAGATGTTGCCGCACTAAGGCAACAGCGAGCTGAACAACAGCAGCAACAGGCCCTCCTAGACCAAGCAGCGCAAGTGGCAGGGGCTGCATCTGATATGGAAAGCAGTGGATTGAACGACAGGATATCGGAGGAGATTGATGCTGAAGCCTGATGTTGGCGATGAACGGCAGGTGAAGAGTAGTAAGCAGAAACACAAACTTCGGAGAGAGAATGAGCTTGAAGAGATTAGACAAATCTTGGGGGTGCCCTGGGGCAGGGGGTTTTTGAATAGAATACTCGATCATTGCCACATCTTTCATTCGATAAGCGGCAGAGACCCGATGGATATGTCTCGTATGTCCGGGGGAAGAGATGAGGGGTTGTGGATCTTGGAAGAAATATATCAAGCAGACCCCAATGGGTATATGAAGCTTATACAGGAAAAGCGGAAAAGAGATGGGAGTTAAATCAGAGATATCTGGGCCAGGTATTAAGGGGGTAGCGCTGTATGATAGCCATACAGATACACCTGTTCGGTTGGCTGTAGTTGAGGGTATCACTCGTGTTCCTGTCTCTCTCCCGTCGAATGCTCTGAATGATCAGTGGCTGAATATTGCTTCAGGTGCTATTTCCGGTATTACCGGGGTGAATAAGTTTGGTCGAAACTCAGATGTAGCTCAGGATGGTACGGAAGAGATTTGGGATGGTTCAGCTGCGTATGTCTATCCTGCTACAGCTCTAATGACTAGTATGAGCCAAACAGTTGATCAGGCTGCTATGCAGGGAGAAACGATCGAGATACAGGGGTTGGATGCCACTTGGACAGCTGTAACCCAAGAGGTTGCGTTAAACGGTTCTAATACGACAACTGCTGTCACCCTCACTACGCCGCTGATTAGGTGTTTTAGGATGAAGGTGTTGGCTGATGTTGTGGGGGACAGCCCCATCAGGGTGCATAACGTGGGGGAAACTCAGGATTATGCAATCATTAGCCCGGGGAACAACCAAACTAAGATGGCGGTTTACACTGTACCTCTGGGTAAGACAGCCTATATGGTGGGCTATTACGCCAATCTCAATCCCGCTGCGGCAGTGGGGCCGACTTCTTGCACTATCAAGATGGCTGTTCGAGATAATGCTAACAGTTATGAAGCACAATGTAAAAGTGTTTTGGGGCTAGATCCAGATGCCACTTCTCATTTTTTCCATGAATTCAAGCCCTACTTAAAAATTGATGCTCAATCAGACATTTTTGTTACCGCCGCTCCCACTGGGAAGGCAGCCGATATTTCGGCAGGTTTCGATCTAATCTTAGTTGATGATTAATAAAGGAGAAAGAAGTGGCCGGTGAGACTATTCTTGGCTCGGAAGAGACCAACGAGACTGAAGGTGAAACTCTTGCAACAGAGGTCGAGGAGAATACGGCCACATCTGACGAGGCAGATGCTAAATTAGAAAGCTCTGCTGATAAGGACGACACGCTTGCGACAGAAGGAGAAGCCGAGAAAGATAAGGACAGCTCTGCTGACGAGTCTGAAGGTGCTCCCGAGAAGTATAAGGACTTTGTTGTTCCTGACGATATGGAGATTGATGCCAACGCTATGGGAAAGGCATCCACTCTCTTTAAGGAACTCAATCTTTCACAGGCCCAGGCTCAGAAACTTGTTGATTTTGAGGTGGGTGTCAAGGCAGCTGAAGCTGAGAAAGCTGTTGAGGCGTGGGAAACCACTATGGCGGATTGGAAACAGAAGTCTACTAACGACAGTGAGTTCGGAGGTAGTGCGCTAAAGAGTAATTTGGTGCACGCCAAGGCTGCTCAGAAAGCCTTTGGTAATGACGAATTCAAAGAAATGTTAGAAATAACTGGTGTAGGAAACCACCCCGAGATGCTGAGATTTTTAATTAGCGTGGGGAAAAATGTTTCAGAAGACAGTATCCTACAAGGAAGCACTTCTTCGGGGTCAGCTGATCCAGCGAAGATAATGTTCCCAAGTATGAATTGATAGGAGAATTTAACAATGGCTACGTTAAGTGCAACTAATCCTACTTTGCTGGATATGGCGCGTAGGACTGATCCCGATGGTCAGATTGCCAGTGTTGTTGAGATCTTGAACGAAACCAATGAGATCTTGGATGACATGAGCTGGGTGGAAGGAAACCTCCCCACCGGCCATCGTACTACCATTCGTTCCGGTTTGCCCTCTCCAACCTGGCGCAAACTGTATCAGGGCGTTCAGCCTGCCAAGTCCACCACCGTTCAGGTGACGGACAATGTTGGTATGCTAGAGGCGTATGCCGAAGTTGATGTTGCGTTGGCTGATTTGGCCAATCGCACTGCTGCTTTCCGGCTGTCTGAGGACAGAGCGTTTATTGAGGGTATTAGCCAAGAGCTGGCTGATACGATCTTCTACGGGAATGAGGGCACCGAGCCTGAAGCCTTTACGGGATTGGCTCCTCGCTTCAACTCCACCACTGCCGAGAATGGTGATAACATCATCAGCGGTGGCGGCTCTGGCTCCGATAACGCTTCGATCTGGTTGGTGGTTTGGGGACCGAATACCTGTCACGGTATTGTCCCGAAAGGCTCCACTGCTGGTTTGAAGATGACCGATAAGGGTGTTGTCACGATTGAAGACGCTGATGGGAGCAATGGTGGGCGTATGGAAGCCTATCGTACCCACTATCGTTTCGATGCTGGCCTTACTGTTCGGGATTGGCGTTATATTGTACGTATTGCTAACATTGATAAGAGTGCGTTGGCGAAGGCCCATGGTACGGGCGCTGACCTCCCTGACTTGATGTTCCAGGCTATGCGTCTCATCCCCAACCTGAATAGCGGGCGTCCGGCGTTCTATATGTCCCGTGACACGGCTTCGATGGTTGCTCGGCAAGTTGCTGTTGATGGAGCTTCCAGCTTCCTCACTGCTGAGTCCAACCAGGGCGACATGCGCTGGACCGAGCGCTTCAAGGGTATTCCGATGCGTCGTTGCGATGCGTTGGCTGCCGATGAAGCCACTGTCAGCTGATTTAGGTAAGGAGAAAAAGAAAATGTTTATGGATGATACCCTTGAGTTTGCTGATGCAACTTCTGTTGGTACGCCTAACAGCTCCACCGTTAATGTTGGTGACATCATTGACACTGGTTCTGTTACCCGTGACCTCGGACAGGGCGAGCCTCTCTACTTGGTGATTACGATTGATACCGCTGTCACTTCGGGTGGATCGGCTACGGTGGCTTTCTTGATGGTGAGCGATGCCACCACCACGATTGCTACTGACGGCACTGCTACTAAGCATATCGAGTCGGATGCTATTGCTGTGGCCTCTTTGGTTGCTGGCTATAAAATGGTTATCCCGTTCCCGGCTGGTAGCCCCGACTATGAGCGTTATCTGGCGTTCCAGGTGAAAGAGACTGCTGGTCAGGCTCTCACTGCTGGTAATGTCAATGCGTTCCTGACGCTTGACCCGCACGGTTGGACTTCCTACCCGGATGCGTCTAACTGATAATGGCGAGGGGCGGGGGTAAGCCTCGCCTCCCCCCACCTTTAGGAGAATTGATATGAAACTCTTTAGTAAAGGCTGGGCCGGTGCATTTGTTCTTACTGCTGGGCTGTT